TGGCCTTTGAGACCACTCCACACTGCAAGCAGCGTGAGCCCCACACGAGGAATCCTCCTCGTTGGTTTAGTGCAACCTTGCACACCAACCCATCCCCCATGCCCTCCACCGTGATAGTGGAGCCCTAGGCCTTCTTTTGGAAGACTTCGGAATTCAATTCAGTTAACGCTGAGAAACAAGACCAATAACAATGGTTACCCGGGTAATACCCAGGCTATATTGCACAAGTCTGTTACAACCAGCTCTTAGAAGGGAAGGGATACACCTCGAACCCCAGAAGGTAGTAAATTTGTATTTAACAACCTAAGGGGGCTGGAAGTGCAGGCGGGACACCGATCCTGTGCATTAGTATTGAATTGCGTTGCTCCAACTTAAGATGCGAAGGACGAGGAAGTTGGTAACAACTGTAAACGATCCTTCAGTGCGGTAGCCTAGACCGATCTGCTCCTCCCGAAAGGGAAAAGAGGGGTCGTAGCACACCACTAAACTAACTAATCCATATGCTTTTCAATAGATCCATTTCACAGGTATTTAAACCTGCTCCATTTTTCGTACCTAATACGCAATTTCATAGTAGCTCTATTTGTCAAATCATGCCTTCCCATAAACTCTTTCCAAGGGTAGACTGGGACAAAGTCGAGGCCGGTTCGTACGCCGTAGTCGACCCAGTAAACACTGGCAACATCTTGTACCTTTCGGAACAAGATTATGTTGTAATGATACGGGTGGCTCTGACGTCGAACAGATCGCTAAAAGTTTTAGCGCAGCCCGGTGACAACCCTACGAGTTCCAGTAGCGCTCCTGATGGCGCTCATTCAACTGATCCTTCATCTCAAAATTCCCCCTATAAGGGACACCCATGGTTGAGTGCGTTTTCCAGAAAGGGTGGGAGCAGGGCCTTGAAAAAGGTAAAATACCAATTCCATTCGCCCTTTTCCACACGCTATTGGAAAGGTCGGAATAGTGAGACTACGATGATCCAGATTCATGAGGGAAACCTTATGGACTGGCTCAAAATCTGGAGCTCAAAGCTCCATTTCTGGGCCAGAGGTTTCTACCCTGTACCGGTCGTGCACAGAACAGAGACCATGGCTTTTGGCCATGCTCTCCTCCGCATCCTTAAGACTCAAGGAATCCAGATGTTGATCCTACGTCTGAAGATCTGTCTCTTCGTAATGAATTCGTACCTGGGTGGAACTAAACTTAGTTCTACCCAAGATCTCGGGTTCCGGGTCCGTTTATCCAACGGATTACCGACCCTTATCCCATTGTATGCTCGGTCCGCTATTAGGGGGGGGAACATGGCTTTCATCAGAATATGGGTATCCCTGCTGAACTCTTATAAAGGGTTCGCAGGTGAGTACGAGCTTCCACCCCTGGAAACTATTACTCAGGCCCATCCTGATTTGAGCACTTCTCCTTTCTACACCGACTTCCTAGGATTCATTTCTGAATACCTACGTCGCCTCCGTATACTCGGCTGCTCCCTTACTCCTAACCTTGAGGTAAAGAACTTCTTCTATACCAATAAGGCCGGTCCAAATCACCCAAACTCAGTCCTCGGCTCCGGAATCGACGCTTTCGCGTGGACCCGTGCGCCAAGAAACCTTGTGAGGGAGTGGCTCGAGCTCACTGGTCAAAAGGCCCTTTGCCGCAAGTTTCGAGAGATCGGGAAGATGGTACCATTACTCGAAATGACCGGGTTTCGTGCATCAAAGCCTGTCTATAAGAAAGACGGATCTATCCAGAAATGGGTAGTCTGTAATCTAAAAGACATAGTGCTTGGGCGTTTACACGCTCTGCATGAAGCCGCAGGTAAAGTTCGAGTGGTAGCCATAGTAGACTATTGGACCCAACTGGTCCTCAAGCCAGTCCACCAATGGATGTTTTCCGTGCTTAAACGGCTCCCAACTGATGCAACTTTTGATCAGGAGGGAACAGTGAAAGCGTTCGCAGAAGCAGGTCACAAGGAGATTTACTCCCTAGATCTGAAGGCTGCGACAGACACCATTCCAATGGGGCTGTATACTATGTTCTTAACCCCGATCCTCGGCAAAGACCTGACAAAACTTTGGTCCGAACTCCTCGTTGATCGAGACTTTCTCAAACCTCGTGAGCTTAGAAATAAGCACACTTGGCCGAATCGCCTTTCGGCGATAGTGTCGAAGGGTCTCCACCAGGGATTCTTTGAACCTATTGTTTGCGATGAGTTTGTTCGATACACGACGGGACAGCCCATGGGGGCTCTTTCGTCGTGGGCGTCAATGGCTCTTTGTCACCATCTACTCGTGCAATACTCGGCCCACATCTGTGGACATAGAGATGCATGGTACTTGGGATATTTAGTTCTTGGCGATGACGTGGTCATAGCTGACGGAAACGTTGCCTATGCATACCAACATGTCCTAGCGTCCTTTGGCATAAAAGTTGGTTTAGCTAAAAGTTACGTATCCCAGATTGGGATGTTTAACTTCGCAAATCAATCATATGTCGCAGAGAGTAACATCTCGCCTCTTTCCTTCAAGGAAGAGTTAGGTATAAACTCGTTACCCCAGCGTCTTGAATTAGCTCTTAGAGCGGTTCGGCGAGGGTGGATTGGGTTGCAAGGAAACAATTGGTTGTCCGGACTGTTAAGGCTCCTTCTTACCCCAGCAGGTTATCGTGATTGTATCACGGACCTGAGGGTAGGGAAGGTGCACCCCTATGTGAGCTGGGCTACTTCGGTACTTTTCTGCCCCGGAGTCACTCGATTGAGCGACCTCGGGATCAAAGAAGTCTCCATTAATACTTTCTTGGCGTGTATAACGCGAAAGATGAGTTTGTGGAGTAAACCGATAGCAACCCTTGCTACTGAGGCTTATGGAAAAGCCCAGGAGGATCTTATATTGGTGATTCTCCGCGAAGCGGCGGATCGCCTTTATAAACAGTTCCTCGAGGGCCGGGTACAACTGAAAGAATTTGAGCGCTGGCTCATCCTAGAGACCAGCGTGTCTGTAGAACACGTTCTACAGCAAGTCTTCAAAGAGCAGAGGGCAACCGCCTTCGACGAGTGGTCGAAAGATTACCGTGAATTTGTAAAGACTCTTCAAGTTGCGATCAGAATGTTACCCTCGGGACGTGGGGAGGGAGTCGGAATTTTCCTTCTCGAGCACACTCTTTCGATGCCGGTTGACGAGATCTTTCGCATCCTTTCAGAAGCGGAGCTACAGATTCCTCTGATCCCTGATTTCAAGGCCAGTGACGCCTCTGCTTTAACACAGAGAACGTTACACAGCCAAGATTCACTGGATAGATTCCTCAAAGTAGCCCGAGTCTTAGGTGCGGTATCCATCGATGACTACCGTGCACACCAAACAGTGGTTGGAACTTCTTCCAAACCAAAAAGAACTCACTCGTAATGGGGAGCAAATCTCTTTACGCGCTGATGATATGCGACAATTGTCAT